CGGGCACTAAAGCCCGGCGGCATACTGAAGATAGCCGTGCCGAATTTCGAGTGGATTGCCCGCAACTACCTGGCAGGCCAGCCCATCAACGTGCAAGGCTACACGATGGGCGGGCAGGTAGACGAAGACGACTACCACAAGGCCATCTTTGACGCCGAGGAGTTGACGGAGGCAATGCGCTCAGTCGGACTGCGTAATATCCGGTCATGGAAGTCGGAAGCGCAGGATTGTGCCGCGCTGCCAGTATCGCTGAACCTGGTGGGCGAAAAAATCGCAGCGCCAACGATCGAAGAAATCGGCGTCTTGAAGGTGGCGGCGGCCATGAGCGTGCCGCGCCTCGGATTCATGGACAACTTCTTTTGCGCCTTCTCGGCATTAATGCCCTTGAAGATACCGATGCGCAAGCACACCGGTGCCTTCTGGGGTCAGTGCCTGGAGCGCTGCATCGATGAATGGCTGAACGAAGGTAAGGAATGGATCCTCACCATCGACTACGACACGATCTTTACGCGCGCGCATGTCGAGGAACTGATCCGCCTGGCAATGAAATATCCGGAGGCGGACGCGATCGCGCCGATACAGGCCTCGCGCACGCGCAACACGACCTTGATGACCATCAAGGGCCCGGATGGAAAAGCCATGCCGCAAGTGCCGCGCGAGATGTTTGACGCGGACATTGCACAGATCAGTACCGCGCACTTTGGATTGACGCTATTGAAAGCCGAGAAGCTGCGCGAAATGAAACGCCCGCTATTCATGGGTGTACCTGGCGCAGAAGGGCGATGGGGTCCGGATCGGACCGATGATGATGTCTATTTCTGGCGCCAATGGGAAGCGACCGGCAACACGCTCTATCTCGCGAACCGCGTCTCTGTAGGGCATGCCGAGTTGATGATTCGCTGGCCGAACCGAGACATGCAACCAATTTATCAACACCCGTCTGAGTTTTATGAAGCGGGCGAGCCGGAGGATACCTGGCAATGACCAATCGAAAAGTAAAAGTAAAGGTGGCATTCGGTGCTTACCGGGTCGGCGACATCATCGAGCCAACAGGAGCGCATCGCCAATGGTTGATCACCAATGGTTATGTTCTTCCGCTCGATGAGGAAAAACCGGAAACAAGACTGACCAAGCGTGGCGGTCCGGGCAAGGGCGCAAAGAAGCGCGCAGCATAAATATATTTAGCGAGGTATAACATGAGCTTAAGACAATTAAGTGCGGGCGCCGTTGCAGGAAATGTCAATACTGATTTTGCTGTTGGGTCAGAGGACAATCGAAAAGTTCTATATGGTCATGTTATTTTAAGTACTGATGCGACCGTGGCATCTCGGCGTGTGATTGTTCAGGTGCTGGATGCTTCATCAAATCTGATTTTTGATGCGCACTCTGGTACTACCGTATCAGCGAGTACAGCAGATCAACATCATGCATTCATGCAAGGAATCTATCGCGAAACTTCGTTTATCGGATCATCGTTACAGGTACCGATTCCTATCGATATGGCCTTGCTTCCCGGGTGGACTCTAAGAGTGAATATTGAAAACGGACAGGCCGGCGATTCCTATGATGTGGAATTTGTCGTTGATGATGCTCATCTCGGCGCATCTTTCGTGCATTAATATATGACGGTAGAAACCGCAGCCGATCGAGCAGCAATGCTCGCCGATTTCGGCGTCTCGGTTACCGTCGGCGCGAATTCGTTCACCGCGATTTTCGAGAACGCATATGTCGAGATCGGTGATATCGCCGGTACGTTCCCGACCGCGTTGGTGCTGGATACTGACATCAGCGCCTACAGCATCGTGCGCGGTACCGCGCTGACGATCGCGAGCGTGTCTTACAAGGTGCGCATCCCACAGCCGGATGGTACTGGATTCACGTTACTAGTTCTGGAGAAGCAGTAGTGGAGGGTGGCGCGGAAGTGACGCATGAAGATATTCGGCTGCAGCTGGAAATGCAGGCAAAGGATCTTCATGAGATCAAGAAAGCTATCTTGACCCTGGTGCGTGTGGAGGAGCGGCAGGCGGCAGATCGGGAAACGCTCAAGCGTTTTGGCAAATGGCTGAACGATCTTGATGTTCGTATGGTCGCAGTCGAAACCAGGACGATGACTAATTCAAAATCAACCACCTTATTCGACAACCTTTTAGAGAAATTTGTTCTGCTCGTTGTCGGCGGTTTGGTCGGATTCATTTTTACGTTGATACGTATGGGCGGTCATGGCTGACCCAATCGTCGAACAAATCATGGACCGACTGGTCGGCACGACCTTGGCGAGCCTGACAACCACCGGCGCTAACATCAAACGTGGCTGGCCATATCCGCTTGGCGATACCGAGCTCCCGGCGATCAATGTTTACATGGGCGCCAACCAGGTGCTGTCTGAACTACAGAACATCCTGATCGACTGGCGCCTCGTATTGCAGATTAATGTGCGCGTGAAATCCGCGACTGTGCAGGTTGATCAGACCCTGAACCAGATTCATAAGGAAGTCCATGCCGCCATGATGGCGGACCTCTCGCAAAACGGCCTGGCGTTCAACACCACGCCCGGTGGCAGTACCGAGCCGGAGATTCAAGACGGTAACGACCAACCCGTTGCCGACATGACGATTACTTATTTTATCGACTACCGAACCAGCGCAACCGATATCAGCGCGTAGGAGAAACAATGGCACAAGATTCGAAACCGTCCGCGGTTGGCAAACCAGCCGATCGCGGCAAGGCGCAGCGCGCCGAATTGAAAACCCGCGAGGGCGGCTCGGTAGTCGAACAGCCGAAATCGGACATTAAAGGAGGCGACAATGCCAAAACCGGCGAAGCGTAAGCTGCTGCTCTCAAAGATCGAGGGCGTCTATCAAACGGACCCGACACCGAGCGAAAGCACCGATGCAGTCCTGGTGGAAAACCTGAAATGGGCAAACGCCGGGCTCGCGATGATAGATCGCCCGGCGGTTCGCACGAGCCTTGCGGCATTGCAGCAAATCTATGCAGGTCGCCTGGTTACTGCAACATTCGATACCGAGGTGAAGGGTTCAGGCGCAGCCGGCACAGCCCCGGAAATCGGTGCGCTGCTACGGCAATGCGGTTTCGGCGAAACAATCGTTGCCAGCACATCGGTAACCTATGCCCCGGTTTCAACATCTTTCGAGTCCGCTACGAACTACATCTACGAAGACGGAAAGCTGATCAAGCTCACCGGTTGCCGTGGCAACGTTACGTTCAAGCTGGAATCGAATCAGAAAATAATGGCCAGCTATACGATTACCGGTCACGTCTCTGCGCAAACCGATGTCGCCTTGCCGACGCCAACGCTGGATTCCACCAAGCCGGTACCTTTCAACGGCGCTTCGTTCGCCGTCGGCGGCTTTGCTGGCGTGATCAGCGCGATCAGTTTCGACATGGGCTGGAAAGTGGCCACGCCGCCAAGCGTTAATAGCGCCGACGGGTTCGGTGAAATCATCATGACCGAGCGTGATGTCAGCGGCAGCTTCGATCCTGAAGATGAGCTGGTAGCAACGAACGACTGGATCGGAGATTTCACCGCCGGCACCCTGATGGCGATGGCAACCGGCACGATCGGCGGTACCGCCGGTAACCGCGTCGCTTTCTCCTGGCCGCAGGTGTACTACCGCGACGTAGCGCCTGGTGATCGGGACGGGGTTCGCACGCTCGATATCACATTCGGCGCCGTCGAGTCTTCCGGGGACGACGAAGTCTCAATCGCGTTTACGTAAGGAGGGCGACATGGCACTGAATATCAGATCACCCCTCGCGCCCGGCTGGTACACGCTGGAATCGGAATATGAAAATGATCCCGAAACCGGAGAACCAAAGCCGAAGGAAGATGCCGCGCAATTCCTGATCAACGGACTGAATGGTTATCAAATCGCGGAAGTGCAAGCCTACGGTTTTACCGACGACCAGAGACATATCCGTTTTAACCGAACCGGTATCCTAAAGGCCTTGAATTATGGTCTGACGGATTGGCGCAACGTGAACCGCGATGGCAAGCCGGCAAAGTTCGAGAAGAGCATGGCGAAAAACATGGAGCTGCTGGACTTCGGCACCATGAACGAGCTGGTCGGCGAAATCCTCGCGGCAAGCAATCTCACCGAGGAAGAAGAAAAAAACTAATACTGGCCGCTGAGGTGGCGCAGCGGCCTGCTGAATTTACCTGTGCCACCTGCATGGAGCGCTATTGCGATGAGGCAGCCGAGCTGCCTGGTTCGCTTGGTGAAGCGCCGTTCGAAAAATTCGTGATCGAAGACAGTCGCACCGGTCAGCGAATCATCGAGTCAAGAACCTGTTTGTTACCAAAGATATCGAACCAGTCTCGCTACTGG